TACCACCTGGGGGGTTTTTTTTGTGCCTGAGTAAATCTCCAAGTAGTTTCCAGGGGGGTTTATAGTTACAAAATTTTACACCACCTTAAATAATTCCAAGCGGTAACCAAAATAAAACCAAGGGAACCCCCTAGGTACTACAAATAAAAAAACAAGCTACAACCACAGAAAACCCTAGGGGTAGGCAGGGGACACCACTGGGTGTGTATATAGTATATATAGGATTACCAGAAAATCTGGGGTATCCCTGTAAACCACCTAGTGGCCATGTTTTAGGGCTAATTATTCCGACCATATTACTAGGAATACCCTAGGGGGTAGCTGTAAATTTACCTATAGTATACATGTTAGGCCCCCCTGGAGGTTCCTAATAACATTATACACCCCATACTCAATTTTGTCTATGTCTATACTGTCGCAGGCTACATTATTTTAAAAAAATACTTGACAAAATTGTTAATCATCACTATAATAGGTAAGTATATATTATTCAAAGGACACACATACACGCATATTCAGTAGAACAACATGGGTCATCACGAATAATCATAAAATTATGCTAGATCTAGACATAAACAAAGTAAAACAACTTCCTTTTAAGGAAATAATGGAGATAATTAATGCAAACAATGGATTCTTCTATAACAAAAACTCAAAAGAGAAACTTAACCGATATGCAGGAGAAGTTTCTAGACGTATTGTTTACAGAAGCAAAAGGAAATCCACGAGAAGCCGCAAGAATAGCAGGTTATTCCGAGCATAGTTACCCAAAAGTTGTAAGGAATTTAAAAAAAGAAATCACAGAGCTGGCGGAAGTACATTTATCTACGCACTCTGCAAAAGCAGCTACTCGTTTAACAGACCTACTAGACGAAGACGGGACCACACCACACTCTAACATTCGTCTAGCAGCTGCGAACTCTGTATTAGACAGGGTTGGTATAACAAAGAAAGACCAATTAGATGTAAATATGAAAGCATTGCATGGAATATTTATATTACCACCAAAAGATGGAACCAATACGGATAAAAAAGAAAGCTAGAACCATACCTTTTGGTTTTAAACAGGCTGAAGACCCTAATTACTTAGAGCCTGTAAGAGAAGAATTAGATGCTCTTAAACAAGCAAGGGAATATTCAAAGACTTGTTCATTAAGAGAGACTGCACAATGGCTACATAGGAAAACAGGAAGATACATATCACATGTCGGACTTAGAAAAAGATTTGCAAGAAATAGCACCACCGAAACCGAAGAGAATAATCCAAAAGAAAGCCAAGAGATCAGTTAAAGAAATTCTAGCTCGCACTCGTAAGAAGGTTGCAAAGGCAGAACAAACTCTACGTTCTGCAAAACAGTCAGCAGAAAATACCAAGAAGAGATTATTAACTATTGATAAAGCTCTAACTGGTAAAGAGACACAACTACTTACCGAAGACATAATTGAGAGTGCACCTAAGACTGTACAAGAGCATGTGCAAAACCAAGAAGTTATCTTTAAACCTAACTCAGGTCCACAGACACAATTTCTTGCAGCTTCTGAAAGAGAAGTTTTTTATGGTGGAGCACGAGGTGGTGGTAAATCATATGCGATGCTAGTCGATCCACTTCGCTATTGTACATATTCAAATCACAGGGCACTCCTAGTAAGGAGGACAATGCCTGAGTTAAGAGACTTAATTCAAAAGTCTCAATTGTTATACTCAAAAGCATTTCCTAATGCAAAATGGAGAGAACAAGAAAAAGAGTGGCGATTCCCCTCAGGGGCAAAGATAGAGTTTGGTTACGCAGAGAACATGACAGACGTTTTACGTTACCAAGGTCAATCATACACATGGATAGGAATAGACGAACTTCCACAATATCCTTCGCCAGATATATATAAT